CAACGACTCGATGGTGTCAACCAGCGAAGAGTCAGCCCAGGTGGCGACCTGCACGACCGCCTGGGGGAACGTCTGGTCGTCGTACCCACCAGCGTCCAAGAACCCGCCGTACTCCAAGGCGACCACGTCAATCTCATAGGAGGTGATCGCACCCGACAGCCAGCCGGACTCGTAGAACACAGGGTTGCCCCCGATGCTGGTGTCCTGCAACGCCACCCGGTACAGCACCTGCGGGGCACCCTGAGCTTGGGAGTAGGTCCAGTTGACAGTGACAGTGGGACCGGTAGTGGCAGTCACCGAGGTGACGTTCACTTCGGGAAGGTCGAAGAACCCCCAACCACCTAGTGTGGGTTCACCGAGAGTTTCAGTGCCTAAAGAGCCGAAGCTAGGCACTAACGAACCTTAGGCATCTTGCGGAATATCCTCAGGCGGGGCACAAACTGGGTGCGTTGCACTTCGTCTATGCGCCGGTAGAAGTCGTTCCACAAGGCAGACAGCAACCGCAGGTTCACACCCGCACGGATAGCCTGCTCCTGGTTCCACTCTTCTATACGATCCAACTCGGAGCGTGACACTTCACGACCGGCCACCCCATAAGCGACAGCGAACAGGACCGGCAGGTCGTCGGCACCCGTGGGAAGCTCGACGGTTTCACCCACCCACGCTTCGGTCCAATCCAACTGGTAGGTGACGATCAGTTCGTCGTCGTCGAGGATGTTCACCGGCAACCGCAGCGCCAACCCTGTGGTGATGATCGCAGTGGGCATGCGCCGTTCAAATCGCCAGCCTCCAATGTCGACGATGCGTCCGCTGACCGGGGTGAAATGTCGCACCTCGTACACTTGGATGGTGCCCTCAGGCATCAAGATGTACTGGTTGGCTGTGACACGGAAGAGAGCGTCACTCACAACGTAGGGCACATAGGCGTTTAAAGGCCCGGAGAAGGCACGCAGCACCCACTTGGTGACCTCCATGCGACCGTAAGGCGGGTTGACCACACCTTCAGCGTTGGTGGCGTGAGTGCCGATAGGTGTACCCAGGTAGGCACGGGACGCCGTGTAAACAGGGTCAGCGGCAGTGGATTTGGCTGTGACCAGGAGAAGCTCATCCCCGAACTCCAGCACATCCGACACGTTCACCCCCAAAGTGTCGGTCAACGTGAACGTGGTGTCCGTTGGGGAAGAGGTGAGCGCACTGACGCCCATAATCACCCGCTTGGGGCGCTCACCTAAACGAAGAAGCCTGGACAGCGCCTCGTCGACAAGTTCATCAAGGGTGATCGAAGCCATCACTTACCGCCCATAGTCTGTAGTTCACCGACGCCACCTACTCCTATATGCCCTGGTCTGCAAGGCAACACGCAACGCAAGAGGGCCAACCCTCTGTCCCGTAAACACCGGGCCACCCGTGGGACCAACGGCTGAAGGATGTGTGATCGTGGCTGTGCCACTTGCTAGTTTCCTCCCCGCAGCCACCACACCATGGGGGTGAGTGATCGACGTGGAACCCGAGGGGATTGCGATACCGACGCCCGAGGCACTAACGGTGTGACCGTGGGATACGGTGGCTGAACTCTTGCCGATCTTCTTACCGGCTGGGACAACACCCTGACCATGCGATACAGTCGTTGAGCCTGTGCCAATCTTCCTCCCCGTAGGTGTGGCCGTCTGGCCGTTGGATATGGTGCCGGAACCTTTACCGATCTTCTGTCCTGTGGCATTGACGGTATGACCATGAGTGATCGTCGAACTACCAGAAGGGATAGCTCCGACTGGGGCACCATCAGCGACGACGGTATGACCATGGGGAATCGTGGTCGAAGACCGGCCAAGCTTTCGTCCGGCAGGGACGACGGTGTGTGGGTGCGATATCGTTGCACTGCCCTGGCCGACCTTCCTTCCAGCAGGCGAGACCGTGTGGGGGTGGGAGATGGTTGCACTGCTCTTACCGATCTTCCTCCCCGTTGGGGAAACCGTCTGACCATTGCTGACAGTGCAAGAACCCCGCCCGAGCTTTCGACCGGTGGCGTTGACCGTGTGACCATGAGTGATGGTGGAGGGTCCACCGATAACCTCGGTACCGGAAGCAACGACCGTGTGAGGATGGGAGACAGTGACGCTTCCCTTACCGATCTTCTTACCGGCAGGGGTGACAGTGTGTGGGTGCGACAATGTCGCACTTCCCTTGCCTATCTTCTTGCCGGAAGCGGAGACAGTGTGCCCGTTGGAGATTGCACCGGAGCCGGTGACCGGCCCGCTAGGCTCCAGCAGCACCACACCGGAAGCAGCCCAAGCAACAGAAGCGGAAATGGTCCAGTTGGCGGTAAGGTCGGAAACCGAGTTAATCAGGTACTGGGTGTTGAGGTGGCCTGCCTCACCTCCAGCCGACACCTGGTCGGCCTGCGTGTAGTTGGCGTCCTTAGCGGAGAAGTTGCCCGTCTGAGCTTTGTACGAGGCAGCAAAGACCCCATCTCCACCACCGGGATCAGTGATGACCACCGAAGCACCGGTACTCGTGCCCGAGTTGGTGGCTGCCGTGCCGAGGGTAATGGTGCCCAGCCCGGAACGGAACCCAACGAAAGACCAGGCAGCACGAAGCTGGGTTTGACCACCGAAAGCAATGGCGCAGGTGCCCGCCGAGGGGGAAGCAACCAGGCACTCAAACAAGGTGAGCTTGTGAGTGCCGACACCAATGACACCAATCTGATTCCAGGTTTGCCCGTTGCCGACGATGGTGGGGGTGTTGGGGGTACCCGAGGTGACCCCTGATCCTACGGCAACCAGGACACGGTCGCCCGCTACAGGGGTCTGTGAACCAGTGGTATAGGAGGCAGCATTGGTCGCAGACCCCGCACCAGCGTAGGTTGCGTGGTCGGCGGTGATAGCCATTGGCTTACACCGCTAGGCGACTAGCCTGTGATCGAAAGGGTGAGAGCGGTTAGCTGATACTGACCTTGACCAGCGAACACTTCGTCAGTCAGGTTGCCGTCACCGTAGAAGGTGCCCGCTGTGACCGCCGAGAACAAGCCGACACGGGACACAGTCGACGCAGGAAGGTCCCAAGTCTCAGTGCCTGTCATCGCCATGGAACCCGAAGCAGCGGTGCCCCAGGTGACGGCCTGGCGTGCGTAAGCTGGTGACCCACCGGTCAACTCGTTACCCGAGCCTGAACCTTCCGTACCCGAGTGGAGACTCAGGTGGGTCACCAGCGTGCCCAACTCCGTGAGCATCGCATTCTTGGCTGTGTCGTTAAGCGCCATTGCTCTTAGCGGAGCGCCGACTGGGCTTCGGAGCCTCTTCGACTGTCTCTTCCTCGACCTCATCGTCGTCAGAGTCATCGTCTTCGTCGTCGGTCACAACGACGTCCACGACACCCTGCTCGACAGCCTGAAGTGCCAGGTCTTGCTCAGCTACCCGAGCGTTGTTCTCACGGGTGGCCTGCTCAGCAGCAAGCTGCTCTTCGGACGGTCCTGGCAGAGCCTCGGCTTCTACCTCGACGACGTCCGCATTGAGGACACCGTCAGCCCAGGAAGCCAACACAGCCGCAAGGTCACGAGCAGTGCGTTCAGGACCAGCGATGAACTGGCTTCTCAGAACCCGAGCAAGCTCAGATTGGAGATTCTTGTCAACCATTGTCTTTAGAAACCTTTCTACCTTCAGCCCGAATGACAAGTTTGAAGGTACCAAACGGAGTGACCCAATCTTCTTCGGAGGTGGAGACTAGAATTGTAGTCTCCACCTCTTCCGAAGGATCGGTCACGCCGTTGACGTGTTGTTCCACTTCCAGTTGAACGGACGGAGCGTGGCGTAGACGTTGACGTTGCCCGCCCCCGCCTGAACGAAACCCACACGGACGTACCGCTTCAGGATGTTCGTGGGCATCTGACGGGTCTGCCCGTCTGACGCTCCTGTGATCGCACCCATACGACCGTAGGTCACCGTGTTGGTGCCGCCAGCGTCATCCGCCCCCTGCACCAGAATGTCGAAGGCGGTCACGCCAGCGTCGATCACACCGAGTGTGACGACCGCCTGGACCTTCTCGGGGAAGGCTACTTCGACCCACGCCCCGTTGGAGGTGGTGGTCACGACGGCATTGTGCAGAACCGGTTCTAGGGCGTCCTGGACGACTGTCCCTGGACCCGGAGTAAGTGTTGCTTGAGCCATAATTCACCTCCCTTAGGGAAGAACTCCAGGAATACGGACCAGGGAGAACGGGTCGTACACTGCGATACCGGGGTACCACTCGACTCGACCCAGGTGCCCTGGAGCAGCCTCAGTCTCACCGAAGTCGTGAACGTCCAGCGACCCGCCAGCACCGGAGATACCACTCACGTTCTCTTCAGCGCCGAAAGCGATGAAGTACATGGACGAAGTGGAAGAACCAGCAGACTGGTAGGTCTCATCGTTCCCGAGGATTGCCGTGCCGGTACGGTCATCACCGATGATCCGCATGGGCACACTGTCGTACATGCTGACCTGCTTACCGAGAACCGAAGTACCCATGTCGATCAGGGAGAACTGTCCAGCAATGTTGCGGGCAGCCTGGGTGATCTGTCTGCGGTTCAGACGGTTCAGAAGCAGGGCGTCAGGTGTCGACTTTGACCGCAGCAAGTCCTTGGCCTCGTCAAGGGCTTCCAGCCCTGCGCCCAGAGCGGCGTTGAGGTCGAGACCGGTAGAAGCGGTCGGGTAGGTTTGGCCCAGGCCCTCAGCGATCAGGGCGTTCAAGCCCATGAAATCCTCTGCGAGTCCTGTGCCGTCGATGGCTGTCTTGTCGAAAGTGAGTGCCATCGCCTTGGAGAACTTGGCCCACTGACGGGCCTTAGTATCCGCTGGCGAAGCAGCCACCTTCAGGATGAAGTTGTCTACGAAGACCTCTCCACCGAGGATCGACACGCCGAAGAAACGCTTAGTGTCCGAACCCCAGGACCGGGTGTAAGTCTCATTGACTCGCCGGAACTCTGGAGTCGGAAGCGTACCCTCAACGTTGACCTCGATGGCATTCCCCTGGAACCCGATGAAAGGGAACATCTCCAGTAGTGGAGATTCCTGGATGATCGTTTCGACCACCCCACGCTTCATCACGTTCTTGGAATACTTGAGGCCCTCAAGAAGAGTCAATGCTCCCGAAGGCATGTCTTGTATTTCCTTTAGGTTGTAGGTGTACTGGGACGGTTAACGGCGTGCTTTCTTCTCTGCCTGCTGGACACCCAACAAAAGGGCGTCGTAGCCATGCACATCAGCTTGCACTGTTCCCACTGGCACCCCTTCGGGGATGACCGGTGCGAACCCGGTGTAGGTCGTGCCAGCGGTTGTCTCTCCACCGTCCACGAACTTCCGAACCGCATCTTCAAGAACCTCGCCACTCATGCCTTGGCTCTCAAAGTGTCGACGGATGAGGGAAGTCTGATCCGACCACTTCGCTTCATGAAGCTCTCTGGCCTTCTCTTCCAACTCACTCGCCTCAACACCTACAAGCGCCTGAGGGTCTGCAAGCGTGTAGCCGTTATCCCTTATGACCTTATCGGCCCGCAGGAGGGCTACCTCACTGTCCCGCTCACGAAGCGTCTTGAGGGTGTCCTCATACCGCTTGCGAAGTTCACCGCCAGTGACCTTGTCGAGGTCTTCCTCAAACTGCACTTCAGCCATGTCTTCGCTCCTACGCCCAGTTGTCCTACGCCCTTCAAGCCTGGGGAACCGAAGGGGTTCTCACATACCCCCCGCAGAGTGTCCTCAGAATGGAGTCGAACTCAACTAAAACTGTAGTTTCACGCAGCAGTGGGAACGCAGAACTACAGATAAACTGTAGTTTCAGAGCGCCCTACCACGCTGTGTGATGCGTCCACCCTCAAGGTCAGAAGCGAACCCTGTGCCCTCTTGGCCGAGAGCATTCTCCCCGCCGATCACACGGTTCAG